ACTCTCTAAAGGTGCGTGACCGCTTTGGAAGAAGTAAACATCGTTGTTAAAAGAGACAATCTTCCAGTTGTTGTCGCTAATGGTATAACCAGCAGGTAGTGTTACTTCTGTTAAAGTAGTCGTGCCTGTAAAGATCTTGTTGTTACCCGCTGAGAACACAGTGGTTACGTTAGTTACACTAACAAACTCAAATACGTTTTCAATACCTCTGCTAGTGCCTAAAACATCCCCACCGTTAGTAGTAACAGGTGTATAGCCCTGACGAGCGCCTACGCGACCTAACTGATCAATAACACAGTTGTCAGCAATAGAAGCATATGCAGGGTCTAGTCCAATAGGCGAGTCTTGAGTGTTTATACCCAAGAAGCCTGGAGCTGCAATTGTAATATTCTGTAGTTGCTCAGCCATTATACAGTAGTCCAAATAGTCTCTTCAGGATGTTTAGCAGCGTCGAGTGCTACAGCGTCTGACAGTGTTCTACCAGACAATGAAAACAACTCAGCAGCAGAAGTACCACCTGTCTCTCCTCGCTCTCTAGCGCCTAGTGCGGTGGCTAGTTGTACAACAGGAGAAGAAGGTATAAACATCTTGTCAGTGTCTTCTGCTAAGTCTGCTGTTCTCAACACCACGTTAAAGTACAGGCTGTAGACGCCATTAGGAGCAGGGTAGACATCAACAGCGCTGTCGCCGTTAGTGTCTATACCATTCCAGCTATAGAACTGAGGAGCGCCTAGAGGCGGAGTCTCAATCAAGTAAGCGGCTGTCATCCAGTGTGCTGCACGATAATCCATGAACCAGTCAGAAGTGTCGTTAACAACGTCAAGGACTTTAATACGATCTTGTGAGCCAGTAAGGTTGTAGTTAAAAACACCAGCAGTAGTCGTAACAGTCAACGTGCTTCTCAAAGCTGACCAGTCCCAGGTGTCTTCCACAGTTCGCTTAGCATCGTTAATAAACTCTCCAACAAGCTTAGAATAGCTGGTCTGTCCCACAGTGCTTACTTCTTCTTCTCTGAGTCTCCGTAGAACACTGTTTACTAATTGTAGGTATGTCATTATTATCGCCTTCTAAAATTATTAGAGTTTGTTAGCATTCCTTGCTGAGCAGGAGCCTGCAAGTTTCTTTGTTGTAACTGTACATAAGGAGAAACTACCTGGTTACTGCCAATAGCTATGTTGGACTTAAACAAGTCTGCAAACACTCTATCAGTAGTTCTAGTAGGTGACATCATACCTGATCCAGCAAGTGCGCCTACGCCGCTGTCTTCTCCTTCTCCTTCTCCTTCTCCTGAACCTGAACCTACACCGCTGCCTGAGCCTGAACCTTCACCAGAGCCTACACCGCTGCCAGTGCCTGTACCTTCACCAGTGCCTGTGCCTTCACCAGTGCCTACGCCTTCACCAGTGCCTACGCCTTCACCAGTGCCTGTGCCTTCACCAGTGCCTGCGCCTTCACCAGTTCCTAGGTCTGTTCCTGAACCAATTCCAGTTCCTATTCCGCCATCGTTACCAGAACCAGAACCAAAACCGTCAGTGGGTATAGTAGTGTCGCCGCCTTCAGCACTTCGTTCATAAGCGTCTAGCTCTGCGTCAGTAACTACACCATCGTTGTTAGCGTCGAGCGTTCCAAAAGTAGCCCCGTTCCAGGTATCTCCAAACTGTTCTTCAAAAGCTGCTGGATCATATTCAAAGCGGAAATCTTCAGGATCGGGAACAGCAGGATCAGAAGGAGCAGGAGAAACGCCTTCATCAGGTCCTACACCTTCCCCGCCACCTCCTCCACCGCCAGCACCGCCCCCATCTCCTGCACCACCGCCTTCTTCTAACGATGGCGGAGGAATAACAACTTCAATAGGCGGAGCTGGGTCTTGAATAACAGGCTCAGGCTCAGGCGTAGGTTCGGGTGTAGTTGGCGGCATCTCAGGCTGTACACCTGTTATAGGAACATCTACACCGTCTTCAGTTTCTATAGCGGCTGCTGCTTCTTCGTCTAACCTACGTTGTTCTGCTTCCTCCGCTAGTCTAGCTTCCTCTGCGGCTGCAGCTTCTTCTGCAACTCTAGCTTCCTCTGCGGCTGCAGCTTCTTCTGCAACTCTAGTTTCTTCAGCAACTCTAGCTTCTTCAGCAACTCTAGCTTCTTCAGCAACTCTAGCTTCCTCTGCGGCTGCAGCTTCTTCAGCAGCTACTGCAGCTTCCTCAGCAAGTCTAACTTCCTCAAGTCGAGCTTCTTCAGCTCTTTGTTCAGCTTCTCTAGCAGCTCTAGCGTCTGCCTCAGCCTGTAGATCAAGCTCTGCTTGTCTTTCTTCTTCAGCGTTAGCAAGAGCTTCTTCTTCAGCTATACGTGCAATTTCTTCAGCAACTCTAGCAGCTTCTTCTGCAGCTTCTCTAGCAACTCTAGCCTCTTCAGCAACTCTGGTTTCTTCAGCAACTCTAGTTTCTTCAGCGACTCTAGCCTCTTCAGCAACTCTAGCTTCTTCAGCGACTCTAGCCTCTTCAGCAACTCTAGCTTCTTCAGCAACTCTAGCTTCCTCTGCGGCTGCAGCTTCTTCTGCAACTCTAGCTTCTTCTAAGGCTACTGCTTCCTCTGCTGCTGCCGCTTCCTCAGCAACTCTAGTTTCTTCAGCGACTCTAGCCTCTTCAGCAACTCTAACTTCTTCAGCAATTCTGTCACCCTGTACTGCGTCAAAAACGTCTGTTAATACATCAAGGGTTGAGACAGTAGAGTCTTCCGATAAAGAGTCTGTTGTGTCCTCAAGAAGGTTATAAATAACACCATCTTCTTGACCTGAAGCTATGTCTTCTAAAGCAGAAACAGCGTCTAATACATCCTGACTTACAGAAGTGCTTAAATCAGCGTTCTCTGCAAATTTAGCAAGATCAATGCCCATAAAAGTAGTTGTAACACCACTTGCTGCAATTGAAGAATTATAGGCTGTATCGTATATAGCAGTGTAATTTGGAGGTATAAACGTACCGGCAGGCATCCCAGAAGCGTAGGCGTTATACTCCGCAATAGCAGAATCAACAGCTGCGTTTCCAGCTACGTTTGCGTTAGCGCCTGCTTCTGCTGCATCAAAACCTCCAGCCTCAGCTACCTGTCCCAGACCTGCCATAGCTAAAGTAGCCCAGTCTTCTGCGTGTAAAGTCTCTCCGTTAGCTGCTCTCAAACCTGTTAAAACAGCAATGCCAGGTAGCCCAAACATTGAAGCAGCCATCTTAATAGGAGCGCTGTTTAGGAACTTAGTTACACCGCTTGCATCAAAATCAGAGGTAGGCGACTGGCTTCCTATTTTATAGTTAAAAGTGTTGTATTGATTTTGGCCTGATGCTTGGTCGGGGAACAAAACAACTTCACTGTAAAAATTAGGGTTGTCTGCAGAGTTAGAAGGAGCTGCGTACAGTTTACCTTTGTCTATTATATAAACATCTGTATTATATTTATCGCCTGCCATTAAAGTTTGAGCAGCAGCGTTTAAGTATTCATCTTTATCTAAAGCGCCTGACTCATACAAGGAGCTTAAAAACTTTATTTGTGATGTTTCGTATAGCTTGCCGTATTCTGCTGCAAAAGTTTCTGGATCTTCTGACGCTAGAGTGCTTAGGTTAGTTGTTTGCCAGTCTGTAATTTCATTGTCTAACTTAGAAGTTAACTCAAACATCTGATCGTCAGTTAGAACTTTATTACCAATGTCTGCAGAAGTAATACCGTATTTTTTAAGAAGATTAGTTTGCGTAGAAAGTGCTTTTTCTTCATCAGTGAACGTGCTGTAAATTGCAGAGTTAGCTTCTCTTTGAGGCGCGTTAGCTAAACGTTTTAAAGCAGCCTCAACAGAACCTATTTCGCTTTCTTTATCAGGATCAGGAGCGTCTAAACCGTATACACCGTATCGACTAGAGAAATAATCATCATCCTTGTTGATAGCTGCTCTTTTCCAGTTAACAGGATTAGCTACAGTGCTTGGAGCTTCTAAAGGAAGAACTGTTACAGGAGGTAGCACAGCTGTCCCAGCAGCTAGTCTACGTAATGCTTCTTCTTCAGCAAGTTGCCTTGTTTCTCGTCTTCCTCTGCCTCGAGCCATGCTTACTTCCTCATCTTCATTATTTTATCAACTCCACGTATACCGAAGCTAGATGATATAGCTATAAACAATAAGTACTGATACCACTCAGGTAGTTTCTCTAATGCTTCAAAA